ATAATATTCTGCGTAACTTTGGATTGATAGCATAATGGCACCTAAGAAAAAATCTACTTCAACTTTTACTTACGGCGCTGGTAATCCTAAAAGTGCACCTATCGTATCTAAAGCCCCTGCAACAAAGTCATCTGGTGCTGCACCTAAAGGTGGCGGTAAAGCAGCAACTGGAAGTAAATTAGTTCAACCTACTAAACAACAACCTATTAAAACTGGTGGTGGTACTTCATCTCTTGATAAGCAATTTGCTGAAGGAATGAAACAGATACAAAAAGATAAAGAAGAACTTAAAAAATTATTAGAACAATATAATAAAGGTCTTGTTGGCGGCGGAGAAGAAGACGGTGGCACAAAAGAAGAAGAGGGTGGCGGAGAAGACCCTGCTCTAGCCTATGCCAAAATGCAAGATGAAAAGGCAAGACGAAATGCTTTTGCTCTCCTTAAAGATGTATTTACCCAGTATGGTTTAAGTGAATTAGCCAGCACAATAGAAACTTTAATGAAGGAAGGTTATGAAGCGGAAGAGGCAACTCTTGCTTTAAAGACTGACCCAAGATACAACAAGGCTTATATTACTAGATTTAAAGGAAATGAATTAAGACGTTCTTCTGGATTAAATGTATTAAGTGAGGCTGAGTATTTAGCACTGGAAGATGATTATACTAGAACTCTTAAATCATATGGTCTTGAAAATTATTTTGGTGTAGATAGAACTGTTAAACAATCAGCCATAGCCGATGTTATTGGTGCTGATATATCTTCTGTTGAATTTACTGAAAGAGTATCTACTGCGGTAGATAGAGTTAAGATGGCTGACCAAGCAACTAAGGATGCATTCCAACAATTCTATGGTATTGGCGAAGCAGACCTTGTTCAGTATTTCTTAGACCCTAAAAAGGCTTTAGTAAATCTTAAAGAAAAGGCTGTCTCTGCTGAAATTGGTGGTGCAGCAATTGGTCAAGGATTAGCAGCAACTGCTACAAGCGCTCAAGATTTGGCTAGATATGGTATTAGTAGAGAACAGGCACAGATAGGTTATAGAACTATTGCCGAAGAACTTCCTACTGCTACTAAGTTAGGTCAGATTTATGATGAAGAAGGAATTACATATGGACAAACTGAAGCAGAGCAAGCAACCTTTAAAGGTTTAGCATCTGCTAAACGTAAGAGACAACAACTTGTTTCCCGTGAAGAAGCCGCCTTCCAAGGCTCATCTGGAACTGCATTAAGTTCTGGTGCTTTATCAACACAATACTTACGTAGAACATCCTCTGGAGGACAGTTCTAAAATAGATTCCCTACACGGATATACCAGCCCCGTGAGGTGTATAAGACTGGGAGTAGAAGCCAGCCAGTTTCCCCGAACTGAACTGCGGTCTACGAACTACAACGAATAGAAAGGGTGGTTGCTATGAGCAACAATTACTGGGAAGACGAAGACGAAGACCAAGATAACGATACACCTCTGCAAGGTGATGACTTAGTTAAGAAACTAAGAAAAGCCAAACGTGCAGATGAGAAGCGTATCAAGGAACTTACTGAGCAACTTGAGGGATTATCCAAGGTGCAGCGTGAGAGAGTCGTCAAAGAAGTCCTAGAGAAAAAAGGTGTAAACCTTAAAGCAGCAAGACTAGTACTAAAAGACTTAGATGATGTTAACGAGGAGACAGTTTCGCACTGGCTTGATGATAACGCAGATTTGTTTGGAATAAATGTTCCTGCTCAGTCTAATGCAGATAACGCATCCCTTGCGGCATTACGCCAACAGGATGTAGTTACTCAAGGTGCGGTTACACCAGACCGTGAGCAAGACTTCAACACAAGGATTGACAATGCTCAATCCGCTGATGAACTCATTGCATTATTGCGGTCACAATAATTTAATTCCGTTCATAGTCACTTGGAGGTGACGAAATGCCTACAGTAAATTACACAACCACAGGTTCTTCCTCTCTTGGAGGTACCGCTGGTAGTGCTGGCCTAGTCCAGAAGGCGTATGACCGTCTTCTAGAATTCGCTCTCCGTTCTGAACCACTAATTCGTTCAGTAGCAGATAAGCGTCCAGCACGTCAAGCAATTCCAGGTTCAACAGTTGTTCTACAACGCTATGTTGACCTAGCAACATCAACAACACCACTGACTGAGACAGATGATGTCGATTCAGTAGCGTTGTCAACACCAACCTCAGTAACCATTACTCTTGCAGAGTACGGTAACTCAGTGTTGGTAACACGTGCGTTGGAACTATTCAGCCTTGCTGATGTAGACCCAGCAATCGCAAACATTATCGCTTACAACCTAGCAGATTCTATTGACTCCGTAGCAATGACAACATTGCGTGGCGGTTCAAACGTAATCTACTCAGGTTCAACAGCAACTTCAACTGCAACAATTACTGCAGCAGCAACTCTAAGTTCTGCTAACGTTTTAAGAGCAGTTGCAAAACTACGTGCTAACAAAGCAGTACCTCGTAAGGGTACAAACTTCTGGGCTGGTATTCACCCAGAGGTATCACATGATTTCCGTCTTGCTACTGACACAGGTAACTGGTTAGTACCAAACCAATATGGTGCTTCACAGGACCGTGTTTGGGCAGGAGAGATTGGTGTATACGGCGGAGCATACTTCGTAGAAACTCCACGTATGTACAAGGCACAAGATGGTTCTGGTGGAACCGCTGCTAACAGCGTATACCGCACAATTATTTGCGGACAGCAAGCACTTGCTGAGGCTGTGGCAGAAGAGCCACATACAGTTATCGGACCAGTAGTAGACCGCTTAATGCGTCATCGCCCAATGGGTTGGTACGGCGTATTAGGATTTGCTCGCTACCGTGAAGAGGCTCTATTCAGAATCGAATCAGGTTCTTCAATCGCTGCTTAGTTGATTGATACATTAGCACTGTTTATACGGCGAATACGTTGCAGTGCTAATGGATAAGTTCATTAAGGAGAACAATGACAAACTATTTATTTAAGACACCAAATGTAGAAGAGGGACCAGCAGGTAATCACAGACTGTTCTACTTTTATAAACTAAATAAAGGTATTAGTATTGCTAAATCTGGTGCTACTTATAAACAAGTAAGATATCCAGTTGATTCAGATATAACAGAGTATGATGAATTTTATCGTGGTGGTTACACCCATACCGTTGACGATGCAACTAGAGCAGCATTAATTGCTGGGAATGTTGGCGTTACTTCAGCCAACTTTACAGCACTATGAGTTTACATCAAGAAAGAACACATCCAGAGTTTGTAGAAGGATGTTTTGGTTGCAAGATTGGCACTCTTGAGTTAGCCCCAGGAGATGCCAGAAAACCAATAGCCCAGAAGAAATGGGATGGAGAATTGGCTGCCTATCGTGCTGCAAGAGCAGAAGGTATCCAACCAGGGGGGACAACTTGGCGGCAGATTAATGCAGCACGGGAAGCCTCTGAAAAGTTAAACAAACCATATGATGCAAACACTATGCCAGCGGCACAAAAAATAGACCAACGGGTAGCAAACACAATGCGAGAGGTAGGAATGTAATGCCAAAAGTAGGAAAGAAAAAGTTCCCATACACAGCCAAGGGAAAGGCTGCAGCCAAGGCTTATGCTAAAGGCGAGAAGATGGAATCCAAGTCTGAGAAGATGATGGAAATGCGTAAAGGTATGAAGAAAAAGAAGAAGAAGTAATATGGCTCTTAAAGATGTTCCTAAAAAAAAGGTTAGAAACTTAGACCCTAAGTTTAGTGTACCTTTAAAAAGTAAAAAAAGAGTACCTAAAATAATTAAAGGTAAAGATGCTATTAAAGCATTTGAAAAAGAAATATCTCCTAGAGGTATGGCTAAGACTAAAGCAGAACAAACTGCAGCACTTGATAAGTTAATGAAGAAACGCTATGGAAAGAAGAAGTAATGAAAGCCAAAAAGGGAATGGGCTTCAAAGCAGCCCAGAAGCAGATTGCGAAGAAGCAAGGAATATCTATGGCAGGTGCTGGAGCAATCTTGGCTGCGGGTGCAAGGAAAGCAAGTAAGGCTGCTAAGAAAAGAAACCCTAATTTATTAAAGGTTAAGGGTATGAGAAAAACAGGACGAGGAAAGTAATGTCATCTGGCCAATACAAACGACATGATGGATTTAATCCAATACAGATTAAAAA